CCGGTGTGAAGGAGCTGAAGAAGCAGCTCGACGCGAAGGGCATCGAGTATGCTGCGGACGCTTCGAAGGAAGACCTCCAGGCCCTGCTGGCAGACCAGGCGTAACCCATGCTCATCATTGAAGACGGCACCGGAAAGCCCGACGCGGAGTCCTACGCGACTGCCGAGGATCTGGCCGCGTATGCGCTGAAGCGTGGGGCGGCGGTGCCGGCCGATGAAGCCGGTCGCGAGGTTCTCCTCGTCAAGGCGATGGACAAGCTGGGCGAATACGATGCGCGGTGGCTGGGCTGCCGCGCATCCAGCACCCAGGCCCTGGCCTGGCCGCGCCGGGACGTGTGGCTCAACGGCTGCCGATTCCCGCTCAACTCGGTCCCACGCGAGCTGCAGTACGCGCAGCTCGCGTTCGCGATCGAGGCCCAGACCAACGACCTGCAGAAAACGGTCACGCCGCAGGACACCGGCCCGGTGGTTGAAAAGACCGTGGACGGCGCGGTGACCGTAAAGTACGCCAACCCGGGCAAGGTGCTGCCGGTGAGCGCCTTCGCAAAGGCTGAAACCCTCGTAGCCGTGCTGCTGAGGCGCGGCGGCCTCTTCGCCATACGGGCATAGCCATGGATTTCTACGACGAGATGGCGGCTACGGTAACGGAGCTGCTGGACGAGTTCGGCCGTCCGATGGTCCTGCGCCGAAAGGGGGAGGGGTCGTATGACCCCGCAACGGGCCAAACCACGGGAAGCGGCCCGCTGGAACTGGACACCATCGGCCTGTTCCGCACGATCACGGCCGAGTACGCCATGGCCAATCAGGTGCTGTCTGGCGACCGCATGGTAATCCTCGGACCCGCCCAGGAGCCGATGGCGACTGACCGGCTGCTGGCGGGCACGGCGGTCCTTACGATCGTGAAGATCGAGACCGTCAAGCCTGCGGACACCGCGCTGGCCTACCGCCTGCAGGTGCGCGGCTGATGCCCGGCTTCCGTGAAAGCATCGCCGCCTTCACGAAGCTGGCGAACGACAACATCGACCGCGATGTGCGGGGAATTACCCTCGCGCTCTTCTCGGACGTCATCCTGTCGTCGCCAGTCGGCAACGCGGAACTGTGGGCCGTGAATCGATCCGCGGCGTACTACAACGCCGAGGTGCAGAAGCACAACGCGGCGCTTCGGGACGACCCTGCGAATCTCACGAAGGCGGGGAGGCTAAAGCCAGGCCGCAAGCTCAAGGACGGCATCGACATGGTCTCTCCCGTCGGCTACGTCGGGGGCCGCTTCCGTGGGAACTGGCAGACCAGCATTTCCAAGCCGGCCACGGGCCAGATGGACCGCGTTGACCCCAGCGGGTCGTCGTCACTGCAGGACGTGAACGTGAACATGGGTGGGGCAGGGAGCATCACCTACCTGACCAACAACCTGCCGTATGCGCAGGTGCTCGAGTACGAGGGGCACAGCTCGCAGGCGCCGGCGGGCATGGTGCGCGTCGCGATGGCTCGAATCACGCAGAACATTCCCACGATCAGCCGGCGGTAGGCATGTCCGAATTCAAGATCAATGCTGCGCTCGTGAGGGCGTGGCAAGGGGCGGGTATTGCCTATCCGACGGCATACGAGGGTAAGGCGTTCACCCCTCCAGACGACGCACCGTGGGTGGCGCTTTATGGGCTACCCGCGGGCGCTGCTCCCGCAGGGATCGGTATCCATGCGCCCATCGAGCGGGTGGGAATCCTGCAGATCGACATCAATCACCCGCTCGACGCTGGCGCGCCGGCGATGCTGATGGACGCCGACGTGGTGTCCACCCAGTTCGACCCGGGCTCCTCGTTCGAGTTCGAAGGCACGACCGTCCACATCGAGCGCTGCTCGCGCTCCTCCATTCGCCGGTCGGAAGGCTGGCTCACCTTGTCGCTGTCCATTCGTTGGCGCAGCTGGCAGCACCGCGTCACCCAGTAACCGGAGAAACACCCTATGACCGCTGGCATCGCCGCATCGGGCGCTCGCGTCGCCTACTACTACGTCCTCGAAGCCGCCGACGGCACCATCGCGGCCAATCCCCAGTTCAAGCCGATCCGCCTGACGCAGAACGGCGTGCAGGAGCAGAGCAGCGAGATCCAGTCGAACGAGATTTCGGCCGATCGCCACCGCAAGGCCGCGCGCCGCGGTGCCACGTCCCTGAGCGGCGACATCGTCGGCGAGCTTTCCTACGGAACCTTCGACGACCTGCTGCAGGCGGCCTTCTGCGGCACCTGGGCGGGCGATGTGCTCAAGACGGGCACGGTGCGCCGCAGCTTCGCCATCCTGAAGCGCAACCTCGATATCGGCATCGACACGATCTACCGCGGCGTGCAGATCAACCAGCTGAAGTTCGCCTGCCCGCTGCAGGAGAAGATCACGGTCACGTTCTCCGTCGTCGGCAAGGCCGAAGAGGACTACGTGGTGCCGAACGGCGCGACGTTCGCACAGCCGACCACGACCGACTACATGACCACGTTCGAGGGCTCGCTCGACCTCGACGACGCCGAGTTCAACGCGGCGACCGATCTGAACATCAACCTCGGCAACAACATCGAGGCGAAGTACAGCCTGTTCAATCGGCCGGCCTACGGCATGAAGATCGGCATGATCGACGTCACCGGTGACCTCTCTGCCTACATCGAGGACGCGGTGCTGAAGAACAAGTACCGCAACGAGGTCGACACCGAGATGCAGGTGACGGTGACGGACAAGGCGGTGAACGGAAACGCCTACCGCCTCACGCTGCCGCGGGAGCGCTTCACCTCCGCCCAGGACAGCTACAACGGCGACGATCTGGGCGTGCAGCAGCTGAACTTCCGCGCGCTCTACGACGCAACGACCACCACCGAGCTGATGCTTGAGCGCGTGCCCTACGTGGCGCCGGTCGTTCCCTAAGCCCACTCGGCGCGCATTGCGCGCCTACCTCTCCGTGCTTCGAAGGATTCCCCTGTGACCGATAAGACCCAGACCCCCGCCGCGTTCGAGATGTCCGACTTCGCCACCCGCAAGGTGACCAACGTCGGCGTGACGCTGCAGATCGCGCTGCCCAATGGCACGCCCACCTCGCGCTACCTCGTGGTGAGGAACTACCGCTGCGACGCTTACCGCGCGAAGCTGGCCGAGATCCGCGACCGCATCGCCGAGAACGGCAAGCCGGACGAGGCGCAGCGCGAGGCTGATCGCCTGGCCCTGATCGCAAGCCTCGTGGTCAGCTGGAACTTCGATATGGAGTGCACGCCGGCGAACGTGACCACGTTCCTCAGCGAGGCCCAGCTCGTCGCCGAGCAGGTCGACCGCTTCGCCATGGACGACGAGCGTTTTTTCGGCAAAGGCTTGGCGCCTTCTACCGGTGGGTCCAAGGCGAACTGAAGCTGGACCGGGTGCGCGGTAAGCGCACCGTCCGGCAGCACCTGCTGGCGCACTGGAAGTCGTCCGGCAGGAAGCCGAAGGCGCTGACCGATCACGGGGAGTGTCCGGCCGGGTTCGAGGACTTGATGGAGACCTTCCAGCGCCTCTCTCGGCAGCGGCCGCGGAGCATGGGCGCCGAGCCCATCACCCACACCCAAATCGCCGCCTTCCAGCAGTTGGAGGGCGTCTCGCTGCGCCCCTGGCAGGTGCAGGCCATCGAACAGCTGGACGCCTTCTGGCGGGCCGAGCAGCAATGAGGACGTCATGTGACGGATGAAACCGCCCGCCTCGTCGTAGCGGTCGACAGCACGTCTGCCGGTAAGGCGACGGATGTGCTGGATGCCATGACCAACTCCGCCGGTAACGCGGAGGACATGGTAGCGGCGCTTTCGAAGGCCTTCGGCCCGGTCGCGGCCGAGATTGCGAAGCTGACCTCAGCGATCGATCGCCAGGTCAGTTCCTACGAGAACCTGGCAACGGTCGGCCAGCAGGTGGCCGCAGCAAACGATCTGGCGGCCAAGGCGAACGAGCAAGCGGCGAAGGCAACCAATGATCAGGCCAAGGCCACCGAGGCCCTTGGGGAAACGGCGGAGCAGGCTCGTGACCGTATCCGCGCCATGGTGGACGCTTCCATGGATCAGGTCCGCGCCGACGCCGCTGCGGCTCAGGCTACCCAGAAGCGTGGCGAGGCGTCGCGGTCGGCGGTCACCGACATCAATGCGCAGGTGGCGGCCAACCGCCGTGCGCAGGAAGCCGCGGAGGCCTACCGCCAGCGGTCCGCTGCCTCGGCGGACGCGGCACGCGCGGGCGCTGGTGGCACGGATGCTCAGCGTGTCGCCTTCGAAAAGCTGCTGAAGCAGATCGATCCGACCATTGCGGCGCTGGAGCGTCTGGACCAGCAGGAGGAGCAGCTTCGGAAAGCGAAGTCGGCGGGGTTGATCGGCGGCGACGATTTCGAGCGTTTCGCCAGCACCATCCAGCAGCGCCGCAAGGACATCGGCGATGCCGGCGAGTCGCTGCACGGCTTCTCACTCAACTCGGCGGCCGCGCGCCGCGAGTTTGGAACGCTGATTGGCGAGCTTGCCCGGGGTGACATC